TACGCCACCCTCACCGCGGTGACCACCGAGCTCATTGCGATGGCCGACAAGCTGCGCGCGGTGGCGTTGATCGACGCTCCGTCGGGGATCACGGTGCAGCAGGCGATTCAAGGCCGAGGGCCTTCGGGCACGATCAACTTCAACACCAGCAGCGCTCGCGCGGTGCTGTGCTACCCGCACCTCAAGGTGTATGACCCGCGCACCAACAGCGAGCGGCTGGAGCCTTTCTCCTCCCGCCTGGCTGGCGTGATGTGCAAGACCGACATGGAACAGGGCTACTGGTGGAGCCCGTCGAACCATGAGATTGCCGGCATCGTCGGCGTGGAGCGGCCCATCACCGCGCGCGTGAACGACCCGCAGTCAGAGGCCAACGCGCTCAACGATGTGGGTATTGTGACGGTGTTCAATTCGTTTGGAACCGGATACCGCGTCTGGGGCAACCGCTCGGCGGCTTGGCCTTCGGTCTCGCACCCCAAGAACTTCATTAGCGTGCGCCGCACTGCCGACGTGCTGCACGAGTCGGTCGAATATGCCATGTTGCAGTTCATCGACCGCCCGATCAATGACGCGCTGATCGACGACATCAAGGGCAGCGTCAATGCCTTCATCCGCACGCTGGTCGGGCGCGGGGCGCTGATCGATGGAAGCTGCACCTACGACTCGGCGAAGAACCCGCCAACCGAGATCGCTGCTGGGCATCTGACCTTTGACATCACCTTCATGCCGCCGACCCCGGCAGAGCGGATCAGCTTCGAGTCCTTCATCGACATCAACCTGCTGCGCGGCCTGGGCGGCCAGCAATAAGGAGTGAGCCATGGCGAAGATCGAAATCCACCGCATTACCAACGCCAACGTCTATCTGGACGGGCAGAGCTTGCTGGGCCGAGCCGAAGAGGTGCAGTTGCCGAGTGTCAAGGCCAAGATGGTCGAGCACAAGGCGCTCGGCATGGTCGGGACGATCGAAGCCTTCGCGGGCTTCGAGAAGCTCGAAGGCAAGATCAAGTGGGCAAGCTTCTATGCCGACGTGCTGAAGAAAGTCGCCAACCCCTTCAAGGCGGTGCAGCTTCAGGTGCGCGGCTCGATGCCCATCCTGATTGGCGGCTCGGTCAACCGCGAAGCGCCCATCGTCGCGATCCTCTCGGTGGTATTCAAAAGCCTGCCGGGCGGCAGCTACAAGCAGCACGAGAACGTGGAGTTGGAAACCGAATTCACCGCCTACTACATGAAGCTCACCGTCGACGGTCAGGATGTGACCGAAATCGACGTGCTGGAAAACATCTACAAGGCCGGTGGCGTCTCGCTGCTTGATCAATACAACGCCAACATCGGTGGCTAAGCATGGCAACTGACAAGCTCAAGCTCACCTACCCGGTCAAGCTCGCCGATGGGCGCACGCTCTCAGAGCTCACGCTGCGCCGACCGAAGGTGCGCGACCTCAAGCACGCCGCGCGCTATTCGGACAAGACCGAAGAGCAGGAAACGGCGCTCTTGGCCGCGCTGTGCGGCCTGACGCCCGAGGACATGGACGAGCTCGACCTGGCCGATTACCGCAAGCTGCAGGATGCCTTTCGGGCCATGCTGGATACCGGAGACGATTTGTGGCGGGCCGCCGGGCTGCTGGCCCGGTGGTTCCGCTTTCAGCCGTCTGAGATCGACGCGCTGGAGATCGACGACCTGCGCCGCTGGCTTGATGTGGCGCGCGAGCAGATAAAGGGCGAGTAGTGGAGCTGTCGATTGGCATCAAGCTGGGCGTGATCGGCGCGGGCGCGGTGGGCGCAGCGCTTGGCTCGGTGCGCGGCTCGCTTGACGGCCTGGGGCGCGTGATGGCTGACCTCAAGCGCCGCCAGGACGACCTAGGCAGCGCGATCACCCGGCACATGGGCACGCTCGCGCCCAAGACGCTGGCCGCCATCAATCGGGACTACGAGCGGCTGGGGCAGACCATCGATGCCGTGCGCAAGCGGCAAGAGGCGCTGACCGCTGCCATCACGCGTCGCCAGTCGCTGGCCGATGAACGCCAGCGCCTTGGGGGTGAAATCATGGGCGCGTATGCCACAGCCGCCGCCGTGGGCGCGCCCGCGCTGGCTGCCGTGCGCGAGGCCGCGGGCTTTGGCGATGCGGTCAAAGACATCGCCATCATTGGCGAGCTCTCCAAAGAGCAGGAGCAGGTGCTTGGCAACAGCCTGCGTGCCATTGCGCGCGAGACCAACCAGACCGCACGCGACATGGCCGCCGGGGTCTCGATGCTGATTGCTAACGGCATGGAGGCGCAAAAGGCCGCCGAACAGGCCAAGCTGCTGGGCAAATTCACGACTGCCACGCGCGCAAGCATGGACGACGCCGCGCGCATGATGGTGAGCTTTGACCTCCTGGGCGTGTCGGCCAAGGACATGGAGCTCGCCTTCGCGCAGGCGGCCAAGGCGGGCAAGCTTGGCAGCTTCGAAGTGCGCAACATGGCCAAGTGGTTCCCGGAGCTTGGCGGCTTGATCAAGGCGCTCGGTGTCACCGGCAACGAGGCGGTGGTCAACATGGCCAGCCGCCTGCAAATCGCCATGCGCACCGCGGGCAGCACGGACGAGGCGGCGAACAATTTCCGCAACTTCCTCACCAAGCTCACCAGCCCGGACACCCAGAAGGACTTCGAAAAGCTAGGTATCGACCTGCAAGGCTCGATGCTGCGCGCCGCGCGCCAGGGGCTCGACCCCATAGAGGCGGGCGTTGGCGTCATCATGGACAAAATCGCGCAGCGCAGCCCGAAGGTGGCCGCCGAACTCAACGCCTTGTCGGAGGAGATCGCCAAGATCAAAGACCCGGCGCAGCGCGCGGCAGAACTCGAGCGCCGCCGCCAGATGATTGAATCGCTCGGCCAGCGCGCGGGCCTGGGACAGATGTTCCAGGACATGCAGGCCATGAGCTACCTGCTGGCCGAAATCCAGAATCGCGCCGACCTCAAGAAAATCCAGGCCGAGACCGCCACCGGCAAGGGCGCATCCGGCCAAAGCGCGCTGGATGAAGACTTCGCCAAGCGCATGGAGTCGCCCATCGAGCAGTTCAAGCGCTTCAAGATCGAGCTGCAAGACCTCGCCATGACGGTGGGCGATGCGCTGCTGCCACCGCTCTTGGAGATCGTGCGTGCGGTGCAGCCTGCGGTGTCGGCCTTCGCCGCCTGGGCCAAGGAGCACCCGGCGCTGATCAAGGGACTGATCGGCGCGGCGCTGGGCATGGCCGCGCTCAAGGCCGCTGTACTCTCGGGCGCGTGGGCGCTCAACTTCTTTGTCAAGTCGCCACTGGCTCTTGCGTCGGTAGCCTGGCAAACGCTGGCCGCACGCGTGCTGATCGGGCGCGCGGCGCTGCTTGCGGGCGCTGGGCCGCTCAAGGCGATCGGGATGGCCGCCGGGCTGTCCTCCGGGGCGCTGGCGCGGCTCGGCGCGGCCTTCGCCTGGATGAAAGGCGCGGCAGTGACGGCACTGACTGCCGTGGGCCGGGCCGTGCTGTGGCTGGGGCGCGCGATGCTGATGAACCCCATCGGGCTGGTGCTGACGGCCATTGCTGGCGCGGCGTATCTCATCTGGCGCAATTGGGACGCCATCGGCCCACTGCTGGGCAAGGTCTGGGGGCACATCCAGGGCGGGTTCGAGGCCGCCTGGCAGTGGCTCAAAGGGCTGCCAGGGCGAATGTTGGACATGGGTCGCCAGATCGTCGCGGGGCTGATCGAGGGCATCCAGGCCAAGCTCTCGGCGGCCAAACAAGCGGTCATGAACCTCGGCGCGACGGTGCGCGACGGGCTCAAAAACCTGCTTGGCATCCGCTCGCCATCGCGCGTTTTTGCCGAGCTGGGCGGCTTCCTAGGTGAAGGTTTGTCGCATGGAATGATCGCAAGCATTGGGGAAGTGCAGAAAGCTGCCGCTGCAATGGCGGGGGCGGCGACGATCGGACTCGCATCGCCCGCACTGGCTGCACCCGGCGTGCAGACCGCGCCGGATGCCCTGCGCACGATCCGCCAGGCAGTCGAGCCGGTGGCGCTGCCGCAGCCGCCCACGCTGCCCCTGCCGACCATGCCAAAAGTAAAAGTCGGATCCGGCGGGACGGCATCCGCACCGATGCAGATCACATTCGCTCCGCAGATCACGGTCACTGGCGCAGCCAGCCCCGAGGCGGCGCGTGAGCGAGTCACGCAGGCAGTGCAGATGAGCTTTGCCGAGTTCGAGCGGCTGATGCGCCGGTATGACGCCGAGCGGCGACGCGTT